GGAAAAAGAAGCCATTGTGGATAACGGGGCCAGCTTTGAGCCGCAGTCAGGTTCCCTGAACAGCGTCATCCCACCGGCAGTGCAGCACCTGACGGTGGAGGTGAGCGCAGCTGACGGCCAGTATCTGGCGCAGGCGAAATGGGACACGCCGCGGGTGGTGAAGGGTGTGCGCTTCAGTCTGCGCCTGACCAGTGGTAAGGGAACGGATGCCAGACTGGTGACCACCGCCATCACCGCAGACACGGAGCACCGTTTCAGCGGCCTGCCGCTCGGGGAATACACCCTGACGGTGCGGGCGATAAACAGTTATGGCCAGCAGGGTGAACCTGCCACCACCACCTTCCGGATTGCCGCACCGGCAGCACCGTCGCGGATTGAGCTGACGCCGGGCTATTTTCAGATAACCGCCACGCCGCATCTTGCCGTTTATGACCCGACGGTACAGTTTGAGTTCTGGTTCTCGGAAAAGCGGATTGCGGATATCAGGCAGGTTGAAACCGCAGCCCGCTATCTTGGCTCGGCGCTGTACTGGATAGCTGCCAGTATCAATATCAAACCGGGCCATGATTATTATTTTTATATCCGCAGTGTGAATACTGTTGGCAAATCGGCATTTGTGGAGGCTGTTGGCCAGCCGAGTGATGATGCATCCGGCTATCTGGATTTTTTCAAAGGAGAGATAGGGAAAACCCATCTGGCTCAGGAGTTGTGGACGCAGATTGATAACGGTCAGCTTGCGCCTGATCTGGCTGAAATCAGGACGTCCATTACGAATGTCAGCAATGAAATCACGCAGACCGTCAATAAAAAACTGGAAAATCAGAGCGCGGCAATCCAGCAGATACAGAAAGTTCAGGTTGATACAAATAATAACCTGAACAGCATGTGGGCCGTGAAACTGCAGCAGATGAAGGACGGACGCCTTTATATTGCGGGTATCGGAGCCGGTATTGAGAATACGCCAGCAGGTATGCAGAGTCAGGTGCTTCTGGCTGCTGACCGGATTGCGATGATTAATCCTGCGAATGGCAACACAAAGCCGATGTTTGTTGGTCAGGGCGATCAGATATTCATGAACGAAGTGTTCCTGAAATACCTGACGGCTCCCACCATTACCAGTGGCGGTAATCCTCCGGCATTTTCCCTGACACCGGACGGGCGGCTGACGGCGAAAAATGCCGATATCAGCGGTAACGTGAATGCGAACTCCGGGACGCTCAACAACGTCACGATTAACGAAAACTGTCGGGTTCTGGGAAAACTGTCCGCCAACCAGATTGAAGGCGATCTCGTTAAAACAGTGGGCAAAGCTTTCCCCCGGGACTCCCGTGCACCGGAGCGGTGGCCATCAGGGACCATTACCGTCAGGGTTTATGACGATCAGCCGTTTGACCGGCAGATTGTTATTCCGGCGGTGGCATTCAGCGGCGCTAAACATGAGAAAGAGCATACTGATATTTACTCCTCATGCCGTCTGATAGTGCGGAAAAACGGTGCTGAAATTTATAACCGTACCGCGCTGGATAATACGCTGATTTACAGTGGTGTTATTGATATGCCTGCCGGTCACGGTCACATGACACTGGAGTTTTCGGTGTCAGCATGGCTGGTGAATAACTGGTATCCCACAGCAAGTATCAGCGATTTGCTGGTTGTGGTGATGAAGAAAGCCACCGCAGGCATCAGTATCAGCTGAATTTTATAACCCATATACGGGCGCCAGAAATGGCGCCTTTTTTATTGCAGAAAAGCGAGAGGTAATTATGCGTAAAGTTTGTGCAGCCATTTTGTCCGCAGCCATCTGTCTGTCCGTATCCGGTGCGCCTGCATGGGCGTCTGAACATCAGTCCACACTGAGCGCGGGGTATCTTCATGCCCGTACGAACGCTCCCGGCAGCGATAATCTGAACGGGATTAACGTGAAATACCGTTATGAGTTTACGGACGCGCTGGGGCTGATTACGTCCTTCAGTTATGCCAATGCTGAGGATGAGCAAAAAACGCACTACAGCGATACCCGCTGGCATGAAGATTCCGTGCGTAACCGCTGGTTCAGCGTGATGGCGGGGCCGTCTGTACGCGTGAATGAATGGTTCAGCGCGTATGCGATGGTGGGTGTGGCTTACAGCCGTGTGTCGACTTTCTCCGGGGATTATCTCCGCGTAACTGACAACAAGGGGAAAACGCACGATGTGCTGACCGGAAGTGATGACGGTCGCCACAGCAACACGTCTCTGGCGTGGGGGGCTGGCGTGCAGTTTAACCCGACCGAATCCGTGACCATTGACCTTGCTTATGAAGGTTCCGGTAGTGGCGACTGGCGAACGGATGCATTTATTGTTGGTATCGGATACCGTTTCTGACAACAGACGCCGATTTATCTTCTGTAAATATTGTTATGATACGCAGGTTCATCCACCTTATGGGGTGAACTGCGTTTGAGGAAACGTAAAGTTACACTGTCCTGAAGCCCGTGGCGTCACTGCTGCGGGCTTTTTTTATTGGTGGAAAAGTATGACAGTAAAAATTTCTGGCGTGCTTAAAGATGGCACAGGAAAACCAGTACAGAACTGCACCATTGTGCTGAAGGCCAGACGAACCAGCAGCACGGTGGTGGTGAACACGGTGGCCTCTGAAAATCCGGATGAAGCCGGACGTTACAGCATGGATGTTGAGCATGGTCAGTACAGCGTCACCCTGCTGGTTGAAGGTTTTCCGCCTTCACATGCCGGGACCATTACCGTCTATGAAGGTTCCAGACCAGGTACGCTGAATGATTTTCTCGGTGCCATGACGGAGGATGATGTCCGACCGGAGGCACTGCGTCGTTTTGAACTGATGGTGGAAGAAGCGGCGCGTCACGCTGAGGAGGCGAAGAAGAATGCCGGAGAGGCGGAGACGTCCGCGAGGAATGCCGGCATATCAGCCAGTCAGGCAGAAGAGAGCGCTGCAAATGCTGACACTTCAGCAGGGGATGCATCGGAGTCAGCCCGGCAGGCGGCAGAAAGTGCAGCCGCTGCAAAGCAGTCAGAGGAGGCGTCCTCGTCCTCGGCCTCTGCGGCTGCTCAAAAAGCCAGTGAGTCATCACAAAGTGCAGCAGATGCTGAGTTGTCAAAAAAGACGGCAGAAAGTGCAGCCGGTAATGCAGCCAGGGATGCAACGACCGCAACAGAAAAAGCCCGGGAGTCAGCAGAAAGCGCACAGTCAGCGGAACAAAGCAGGATAGCGGCGGAAGAAGCCGTAAACCGAATCCCGACCGTGGTGGGGCCTCCCGGGCCAAAGGGGGAACCGGGGCCCGCGGGTCCTCAGGGGCCGAAGGGAGATAAAGGAGAGCGTGGCGACACCGGCCCGGCAGGGGCAACCGGCGAACGGGGACCGGCAGGTGATGCTGGTCCGGCAGGCCCGCAGGGGCCGAAAGGTGACAGGGGAGAGCGGGGAGAGACCGGTCTGACGGGAAATGCAGGTCCACAGGGTCCAAAGGGAGATACCGGTGCGGCAGGCCCGGCAGGCCCACAGGGACCGAAAGGAGAAACAGGTGCGGCTGGCCCGGTGGGGGCAACCGGACCTCAGGGACCGAAGGGCGACCCGGGGGAGACACAAATCCGTTTTCGTCTGGGGCCGGCGAGCATTATTGAGACAAACAGCAATGGCTGGTTCCCGGATACAGATGGCGCACTCATCACCGGACTGACCTTTCTTGACCCCAAAGATGCCACACAGGTTCAGGGGCTGTTTCAGCATTTGCAGGTCAGGTTTGGTGACGGGCCGTGGCAGGATGTTAAGGGGCTGGATGAAGTGGGCAGTGATACAGGCAGAACAGGAGAATGACATGAATATACTAAAAAAACTTATGCAGCGTCTGTGCGGGTACGGAAAGCATGATGACCGTGAACACGGGGAGTTACTTACAGCACAACTGCGTCTGGGACCGGCAGACATTCTGGAGTCAGATGAGAATGGCATTATTCCGGAGCAGGACAGGGTAATCACGCAGGTGGTGATACTGGATGCAGATAAAAAGCAGATACAATGCGTGGTAAGACCGTTGCAAATTCTGCGTGCTGACGGGACGTGGGAAAATATTGGCGGGATGAAATAGCCGACGAGTTCACAAAAACCGGAGTCCGGCTCCGGTTTTTGTTGTCATGTCCGGTGGATGTTTGTTAGGAATGTTCAGACAGGTTTATTTTGAATTTACACAGAATCCTAAACAGGTTCGAAAATTAAGAAAGAGGTTGTATGTTTAGCATAAGAACCCTACTACCTATTAGCGCCAGCGTATCAGTTCCGACAAAACAATCTCAATCCATCCCAATAACTTTAGCAGGGAGAACAATCGAAAAAGCGCAAGAGAAAGAAGGATTACTTGTTTTTTTAGGAATGAAATCCGTATAATGACTATACTCTTAATATTCTTGACCAAAATGTTTCAAGAGTCACAACGGGGAAAAAACCGTATGATTTATTATTCCTGAATGATGCTACAAAACAAGATTTTGATAAAAGGAAAATGGAGTTTACATATCCTGGAGCAAATAAAAGCCATCTACAATCAAGTAATAGCGATGTTGTTGCTGCTGCAGCTATAAGTATTACAGCGACAGAGATGAAAACCATCCTGCCAGATGATTTAACACCAGGAAAATACAACAAAATTTATCTGTCTGGGCATGGTTCTGCTGGTCTACCTCTTCTTAAGTGCGGAGATGAATTTTTATCACCGTCAGATATTGTCGACCGCATTGTTCAACATAATCTTCATGAAATAGATGTAACCGGCTCATTTAAACCGTCTGGTCTGTTTCCTCCGGCTCTACAAAAATAATGTCCATCATTTTTAATGGACACTATCGTATGAAACACCGGACCTGGATCACTGAAGCTTTACGTCTTCACTTTGAAGAACATTTACCCCGGGTTGTGGCCGGGCGTCGCCTGGGTGTACCAAAATCAACAGTTTGTAGTATGTTCGTGCGCTTTCGGAGAGCTGGCCTTTCGTGGCCTTTGCCCGCAGGCATGTCGGAGCAGGAACTTGATGCCTGCCTTTACGGACAATTTTCCACGGTACCAGTCGTACGTCCTGAAAGCACCGTTAT